TAACGCAATTACAAACTGTATTATTAATTTCAAAAACAAAAATTAGTAAAAATATGGAAATTAATATACCAAAAATAGAAATTGGAAAACAAAACGAAATAATAAAAGGCACAAACTTTTTAGATATTTTTAAAAATAGTTATGTAGACCCAGCAGAAGAAATAAAGCCACAACCAGTTGCAATAAGTATAGGCAGTTCGGAATATAAAGGAACGCACTACCCTATACCGTTTGGCTCTTATGGCGATTTTTCCTGCATTGTTGGAGCTTCTAAAAGTAGAAAAACATTTTTTAAGTCTATGATTGAAGCAGCTTATATTGGCGGATCTTCTAATATCTATAATCCATCTATAAAAGGTCATAATACTAACGATAAACTGATAATATCAATTGACACAGAACAATCAAAATACCACACGCAAAGAGTTGTCAGACGTGTTTTGGATTTAGTTGGCAGTAATTACGATTTATATAAAACATTTTCTTTACGTTCATATACTCCAAAAGAGCGTTTTGATTTTATTAATTGGTTGGTTTATGAGAGTGAATTTAAAAAAGATATTGGATTGATGTCAATAGATGGATATGTAGACTTGGTAACCGATTTTAATAGTTTAGAACAAGCTACAGGACTAACCGAGAAACTACTCGAATGGACTGCACGTAAAGAAGTAAAAGAACAAATGCATATAACAGGAATTTTGCACAAGAATTTTGGAACTGCAAAACCTGTAGGTCACGTTGGATCAAGTGTTTTAAAGAAAGCGGAAACAGTTGTATTTATAGACAAAGAAGAAGAAATTTCAAGCGCAAAATGTGAGTATAGTCGTAATATGGAATTTAAAACCTTAATGTTTGGAATAAATAAAGATTGGTTACCTTACGAAATTGAAGAAGGAATAGTAGTTAATAATAAAAAAGAAGTATCATTCTAATGGAGATAAAACTACACATAAAACCGATGTCGATTAATAACGCTTTTAAAGGGCGTAAATTCAGGACAAAAGAATATGATATTTTTATAGTTCAGTGTTTACGATTACTTCCAAATAAAATAGAAATACCTGATGAAACAAATATAAAACTTGCTTTGGAGTTTGGTTTTAGTTCTCGAGCCAGTGATATAGATAATTGCGTAAAAACTTTTATAGATTGCTTGGTTAAGAAGTACAAAGTAGATGACCGATTTATATACGAATTGCATACATTTAAAACAATAGTTAAAAAAGGCGATGAGTTTATAAGGTTTAAAATATACTAAAAATGAAATTAGCCGAGAAGATTGAATTATTTAAAAAAAAGAATCCTGATAGATTAGAACATACCTTTAAAAACGGTTTAATATTTAAAGGATTGGGAAAACAAAAGCTATATTGGTGGCTTGATAGCATTTACAAAGATGCTGTTAATGAGTGGAATACAAAAAAAGAAAAAAATATTGCGAATTTTTTAAATAAAATACTTGCGTAATTAAAATTTATTACGATATTTGCTAAAGAAAACAACAACAAAACACAAACATTATGACAACTATCACAAACATTTTAAGAAAAGGATTAGCAACTAAAGGAAATTCATTTAAAATAACTTTAAATGATTTAATTAATCAATCTAACATGAGTAAAGATGATGTTTGTATTGCATTAAACTCTATAACACAATGGAACGCATGGGAAATGATAATTTTAAACTAGAATACAAAAGTAAGACAGGGGCTACTTACAAGCCCCTTATGCTTTCCGATTGTGAAAGGTTTATATTTGTAGAATGTAATTACAAAAATGGAATTGTATTAAAAAAATGGTTCTGGAGTTGTCATAGAATATTTAAAAATTAACTATTCAATATTAAAAAATAAAACAAAATGAAAAGAACAATAAAATACATTTATTACAGAGAAATTCAAGGATCTTCTGATAGGTCTTTTAAAACAATTCAAGAAGTACACAAGTACGCTAAGATGATGAATATTGAAAACTATGAAGTAAAAGAAGTAATCGAAATAACAAGATAAAAATTATGTTGACAGTAAAAAACAAAGCCGAAAAATTAGTGTTATCTATGCACGGAATTGAAAATGACCCTAATCATTACATGTCAATTGACAACGCTAAAAAATGCGCCTTAATTGCAATTGATGAAATACTTGGAATGGTAGATGAAGAAAGTCTTTATTTTGATTATTGGTCGGAAGTGAAAGAAGAAATTTTAAAAATGTAATTATGACACTAAAAGAAATTAAAGACTTATTTTTGTAAAACATATTGAAATAATTTGTATATTTGTAAAAGCAAGTAGGACGGCTAACACAATTTTATATAATTCCCGATTATTTCAGATGTCCTACTCTGTTTTAATCGGGTTTTTATTTTATGATAGGAATATACAAGATTACATCACCAACAAAAAGAATTTACATAGGTCAAAGTTTAAATATAGAAGAAAGATTTAATACTTATAAAAGATTACATTGTAAACAACAAATAAGACTTTATAATTCATTTTTAAAATATGGTATTAATAAACATAAATTTGAAATACTTTGTGAATGTAATATTGATGAACTAAATGACAAAGAACGTTATTATCAAGACGCTTTTAGTGCAATAGGTAAAAATGGATTGAATTGTAGATTAACCGCATCAAACGATAGAACTGGTAAAATATCAGAAAAATCAAGAAAAAAAATGAGTGATTCTCAAATAGGAAGAAAACAATCCGAAGAAACTATAAAAAAAAGAATTGAAACTAGAAAATGGTATTTACATTCAGAAGAAACTAAAAACAAATTAAGTAAATCTCATAAAGGAAAAATAATTTCTTCTGAAACTAAATTAAAAATGAGTAATACAAGGACTGGAATAAAACTTTCAGAAGAAACTAAATTAAAAATGAGATGTAAAAAACATACAGAAGAATCAAAAAATAAAATAAGTGAATATCAGAAAGGAAAAATAATTTCTTCTGAAACTAAACTAAAAATGAGTAAAATAATATTAAATACTGAAACAGGAATATATTATTTTGGAGTAAAAGAAGCTTCTGAAAGTATTAATATAAAACTTCATACATTAAGAAAAAAATTAAGCGGAATACTAAAAAATAAAACATCATTAATTTATACATAAAAAAAATGGATTTACAAGAGATAAAGAATTTGTTTGGGGTAGACCTAACAATTAAGAATAGAAAGCCGCATTTTGTTTATTTACGAGGTATTTATATGGATCAGGAAATAGAAAATGGCAGAAATACTTTGAATATTTGCAAAGAATTAAAATGCAATCACGCCACAGGGTTTCACTATTTTCAAAGAAAACCAATGTATCAATTAATAAAAGAATATAACGAGGTTAAAATAGCTTTTGATAATAAAGATGCTGATTTATTTAAAGATATTGATTTTAGACTTAATAACGTTAAGTACATTCATTATCGAGAACTTGAAAGAAAAAAGCCTAAAAAAATTAAAAAAGAAGAAATGCCAGAAGTAAGATGGCATTACATTAGAATTATTGAGGCACTACGCAAAGATAATAGACACAGTTTGTGGCAAAAAGAGATGAAATTGTTCACAATTAATGATTATAAAATTTTAGAATCTTTGGAAAATGGCAAATAAAAGAAATATAAAACCGTTAACGCAAAGGTTATCGATTTATGAACAGGAATATAAATTGAAAGAACAAGCAAAAGAAATACTTAAAAAGATAAAATATAATGAAAACACTAAATAGCGTTTCAGGTGGTAAAACATCTTCTTATTTAGCAAAGCATTATCCAGCGGATTATAATATATTTTCACTTGTAAGAATTGAAGATTTGCGATGTACTCCAACAGATAAAAAACTTGTTCAGCTAGTTTCCGATAAAATAGGAATGGACTTTATAGCTACTGCCGAAAGCGATAATACTTTAAAAGTTGTTTTAGATTTAGAGCAAGTTATAGGAAGCGAAATAAAATGGTTAACTGGAGACACATTCGAGAAAATAATATCTAAAAATTATTTGCCTAATCAAAGAACTCGTTTTTGTACTACTGATATGAAAATAAACCCAATTGCAAATTTTTGTAGAAATGAAATAAAAGAAATTGTTTCTACTCGTTTGGGTATTAGATATGATGAAGAAAATAGAGTAAATTATGATAATACTGATTTTAAATTTCATAATGGTTTTTCTAAAAATGGAAGAAATAAATGGGTGATTGAAAAATACAGAGAATTAGAGTACCCATTAGTTAATGATAAAATTGACCATTACCAAATTTACTTATGGAGTTTATCAACAAATTTAGATTTTCCTCAAGATAGTAATTGCGTGGGATGTTTTCATAAACCAAAACAACAGCTTCGTAAAAATTGGGATGACGAACCTTTAAAAATGCAATGGTTTGCAGAGCAGGAAACAAAAAGGAAAAAATGGAAACAAGGAACTTCTTATTTTAATATTAAAGAAATAGGTTTGCAAACTGATTTTATTTTTGGAGGTGGAGCGAGTTGTAATAGTGGAGGATGTACAGATTAATTTAAAAAAATAAAAGAAGATGCCAGATATAACACTTTGCAAAGGAATTAATTGCAATATAAAAGATAATTGTTATAGATTTAAAGCCGAACCGAGTGAATTTAGGCAATCATGGTTTTGTGAAAGTCCTAATTTAGATCCTTATTATTGTGATTATTACTGGGAAGTAACCAAACCAATACATAAATTTAATAATGATATTAATAATAAAAAAAACGTATGAGAATAGCATTTATAACAATTTTAATAGCAGCAGTCGGAATGGTTATGTTTAACATCGGTAATAATAGCCAAAAGCATTTAGATAAAACAATTGTACTTAAATCTGAAGGGATCAAACCAAGTGAGGGCGATTTATTAAGGGTGCAATATGTTAGTAATGATTCGGTTTATTTATGTATAATAGATTGAAGTTTTTGTAACTTATTTAGATTAAATTTGTTATTAAATTAAAAACAATAATACGCACTAAATTAAAAAAGTGCCAATAATTAAAAATAAAAAAATATGACACCTAAACAAAAAGCATTTGAATTATATTTTAAATTTTATAGAGATATAATTGCAGATAATGATAAATCTAAACAATCTGCATTAATAGCAGTAGATGAGGTTTTAGATGCGAGTTTATATTCTTATGACGAAATGAGTATTTACGTTATTTATTGGCAAAAAGTTAAACAAGAAATAGAAAATCTATGAAATATATTTTAGTTTGGATAGCGTACGAGTTTTTAAGACCTAAGTTAATTTGGTTATGGAATTTTTTAATAAGTAAAGCATGAAATTATGATAGAAGATTTTGCACAAGGAATAACAATAGGTTTTTTTATGGGAATATGTTTTTCGTTAGTAGCTTATATTTTAAAAAATAATAAGTATATTTGACATTATGATTGAAAAGTTAGCACAACATCACGAGGACTGGGTAAAGTTTGCATTAAAGATTTGCGGAAACCGTGATGACGCTAACGACTTGGTACAAGAAATGTATTTAAAAATGCATACGTTAGATAAAGAAGTAAATCATTCTTATATCTATTGCGTTATAAAGAATATATTCTTGGATCAATATAGAAAAAATAAAGTAAAAGAAAAAACGGTTTACTATCAAGAAGAATACACCGAGCAAAACGAGGAGATTGATTTTACTGCAGCTTATGAAGATTCACTAAAAGAACTTAAAAGCTATAAGCAATTAATTGTTAATTTTTCTACAAAGGATGGAGTTAACAACTTCGCAAGGCAAAGCGGAATTTCACGAGCCACAATAATCAGAATAAGAAACGAATTTAAAACAATACTATGTCAAAAAGTAAAGGACTTGGAGATTCAATCGCAAAACTAACTGAAGCAGTCGGAATAAAGCCGTGTGTTGGTTGTGAGAAAAGAAAAAACATTTTAAATAAACTATTCCCATTTAAACAAGTTAACTCTTTAAATCGTACGCAAATTAAGTTAGTTGCAAAGTTAGATACTTTGTCAGATATGGAATTGATTAAGATTTATAATGATGTCTTTAATACGGTTTTAGATATTGAAAACTTTACCGATAATATTAGAAATGCGGTAATTAACGATTTAAAAAAATTATATGAAAATAAATAAAATATTATTAGGATTATTTGCGGTTTTATTAATAGGATGTACACCTGAAGAAATTCCACAACCTAAAAAAGAATGTTTTAGAGTATTGTCTTATAGAGATGAATTTTACCCTAATGGATTCCCAATACAAATTTCAGGACAAACAGTTTATAAAAGAAGATTTTATGTGTTTTTGGATTTACAGACAGGAAAAATTACAGATGGATATAGCTTTTTTCAATTTGAAGAAGTAGGGTATGATATTTGTAATGATATTAAAATTTAACTAATTAATTTATATTAATTATGGATAATAGAAAAAATAACGGGGGACATTCGACTGCGGGTAAAGCTGGTAGACCTTCCGTAAAGGATGAACTTAAGGGAGTTAATTTAGCAAGTCCACACGTTAAAGATTCATTTGAAACTATTGCAGCTATAATGAGAAATGAGAATGAAAATTCACGAGATAGAATTGCAGCAGCTAAATTGCTAATTGAGTACGGATGTGGCAAACCAAAAGAAACAGTAGAAACTACTCACAATATAAACGACTTTAATATTAAGGATTTAATTTCTTTCAAATAAAAGTTGTATATTTGAGTTCGCTACACTTAAAAATTTAAAAAGTCATCATTTGTAGCGAGTGGTGGCTTTTTTATATTATGATAGGAATTTATAAAATAACCAGTCCAAGTAATAAAGTTTATATTGGTCAAAGTATTGATATAGAAAGAAGATTTAATTCTTATAATAAATTAAGTCATTGTAATAAGCAAAGAAAGCTTTATAATTCTTTTTTAAAATACGGCGTTAATAATCATATATTTGAAATTATAGAAGAATGTAATATTGAATTACTAAATAAAAAAGAAAGATATTATCAAGAATTTTATGATGTATTAAATAATGGATTAAATTGTTTGCTTACTAAAACAAATGATAGAAGCGGAAAAATGTCTGATGAGTCAAGATTAAAAATGTCTATCAAATTAATCGGTAATAAAAAAACTCTTGGATTAAAAAGAAGCGAAAAACAAAAACAAATGATTTCAAATAGAATGCTTGGAAACATACCTTGGAATTTAGGAATCAAAAGAACAGATGTAGAATTAAGTAATATGTCTAAAAATAGAAAAGGAAAAATGAAAGGTGTTGATAATCATACAAGCAAATTAATATTAAATGAACAAACAGGTATTTATTATTTTGGAATAAGAGAAGCGTCAAATTCTTTTGATGGAAAATATAATTCTATGAGAGATAGATTAAATGGGAAAACAAAAAATAAAACATATTTTATAAATGTTTAAATTAAATAAAAAATACGAAAAATTATTTGAAGAAGATACTCGTTATTATGTGGTCACTGGAGGTCGAGGCTCATCTAAATCATTTAGCATAAATACTTTTTTGTTGTTTTTAACTTATGAAACAGATAACGTAATATTATTTACTCGTTATACTTTGACATCCGCACATGTTTCAATTATTCCAGAGTTTACCGAAAAAATAGAATTGCTTGATAAATTCAAGGATTTTCATATTACAAAAGATGAAATAATAAATGTAACTACGGGTTCTAAAATTATTTTTAAAGGAATAAAAACAAGTTCAGGACAACAGACTGCGAATTTAAAATCGTTAAGCGGTGTTACTTGTTTTGTACTTGACGAGGCTGAAGAACTAACAGACGAAAACGTATTTGATAAAATAGACTTTTCTATAAGACACAAAACAAAACAGAATAGAGTTATACTCGTTTTAAATCCAACTACTAAAACACATTTTATTTATAAAAAGTTTTTCGAGAGTAAAGGAGTAGAACCTGCATCAAATCTTACAAAAGGCGATACGACTTACATTCATACAACCTATTTAGATAACAAAGAATTTTTATCGGAGTCATTTTTAAATCAAATAGAATATTTAAAAGAAAATAATCCAATAAAATATAAGCATACAATTCTTGGCGGTTGGTTAGATAAAGCCGAAGGAGTAGTCTTTACAAATTGGAAACTTGGGAAATTTGAAGAAGTTGCTCCAAGTATTTACGGTCAAGATTTTGGCTTTAGTATTGATCCGACTACATTAATACAAACATCAATAGACAAAACAAATAAGCGCATTTACGTTAAAGAATTAGTTTATAAATCTAAACTTACTACTTCAGAAATATTCGAATTAAATCAAAGGTATTGCGATAATCAATTAATTATTGCAGATAGTGCCGAACCGAGATTGATCCACGAATTAAGAATAAGAGGTAACAATATAAAAGAAACTATTAAAGGTGCGGGAAGTGTTACGGCAGGTTTAAGTTTAATGCAGGATTATGAATTAATAATTGACCCTGATAGCACAAATGTAGTAAAAGAATTAAACAATTATACCTGGAGCGATAAAAAGTCGGATACTCCTGTAGATGCATTTAATCACGCTATTGATGCATTAAGATACGCTGTATATTTTCAGTTACATAAATTATCAAAAGGACAAACCATTTTAGGTTAAATACGTTATATTAATATGAAGATTAAAATACCAACAAGTTTAAGCGATATAAGATTAGAACAATTTTTATTGTTTCAAAAAGTTATTAAAGAAAATCAAAGTGATTCATTTGTTTCTTTGGCAATGATTAGCATCTTTTGTGATATTTCCGTACCCGATGCACAAAATATAGAGTTGAAAGATTTTAACGAGATAATATTACAAATTAGCGAAGTATTAAAACAGCAACCGAGATTTATACAGCGTTTTATTTATAATGGAAAAGAATACGGTTTCATTCCTAATTTAGATGACATTCCTGCTGGAGAATACATTGATTTAGAAACATATTTAAAAAGCGAAGAAACGTATTCAAAAGCAATGAATGTTTTATATAGACCTATTGCAAACAAAATGAAAAATCTTTATAACATAGAGGACTATAAAGGAGAACACACTGATTTTAATAAGCTAAATTTAGAGATTGTTTTAGGTTCGATGCTTTTTTTTTGGAATTTAAGCAACGAATTATTGATATCTATGAAGGACTATTTAGCACAACCGAAAAACAAGATACTTTTGGAAACAGCTTTGGCTCAAAATGGGGTTGGTATCAATCAATTTTTACAGTCGCTAACGGAAATATCTTCGATTTTGAAAGAGCGACTAAATTACGACTACACGAGTTCCTAATGTTTTTAGAGTTTAAAGTCGATTTGGCAAACGAAAGTAATAAACAAATAAAAAAGTATGAATAGTTTTTATAAAGTTATCAATTATTTAAAGACACAACTTGAAAATGATATTGATGTTAATACCATAGTTCATGGAGAAGCGCCTGAAAATAAAAAGGATCTTTTTCCGATGGCACATTTAATGGTAACGAATGGAAGTTTCGGGCAAGGTACTTCAATCTTTAATTTTACGGTTCAAGTTTTAGATATTCGCAACGTTTCAAAGAAAATGAGTACTGATAAATTCCTAAAAAACGATAACGAACTCGATAACTTAAATACTTGTTTTGCTGTCTTAAATCGATTAATAATGGATTTAAAATTACAAAGAAATGATTTAGACATTGAACTTTTAAATGAGCCAAGTCTATTGCCAGTAATTTATGAATTCAAAGATACGTTAGATGGTTGGACGGTAGATTTACAATTATCAATTACAAATGAAGTTACGGTATGTTAGAACAAAAAGAAACATTAAGTACGTTACAGGCTTTTAATAAATATGTTATTAAGCAGTCACGAACGAACCTTACAAAAGGCAAAAAGAATGTTTCTAAAAGTCTTTATAACTCTCTTAAATCTACTGAAAAAGTAAACCCGAACTCTATTGAATCATATATCGAGATGGAGCAATACGGTCAATTTTTAGACAAAGGGGTTAAAGGTAAATTTAGCGGACAGCGTGCGCCTGATAGTCCTTTTAAGTTTGGTAGCGGCACAGGTAAAAAAGGCGGGTTAACTGAAGGGATTAGAGGTTGGGTTAAGGCAAGGCGGTTTCAATTTAAAAATAGAGAAACAGGTAGATTTATGAGTTATGAACAAACCGCACAATTAATAATACGTTCAATTTGGACTAAAGGAACGAAGCCGACTCGATTTTTTAGCAAACCTTTTGAAGATGGTTTTAAGAAATTACCTGACAAATTAGTAAAAGCATACGGATTAGATATAGAATCATTTTTAAAATTTACATTAAAAGAATAATGGGACAAAAAATAACATTTACTTTTACGACAAGTACAATTACAGGATCTAACTGGAGAAATTTTAAGTTTATAATTAATGGTAGTTTATTAACGAGTAAGTATTCTTTATTTTCAAATGCTCCTATATATGGAACAGATCCCTATTCTTTTGTTGGTACAGATGAAACGATACAACCAAATAATGAAATCGTAAAAGGCGCAAGCGTTAACAACTTTGCAAGTAATTTTAAGCTATGGTTAGATGCTCAAATGCCATATTTAGGTTTTTATTTTGAAACATCTATAGCTGCAAATGTCGTAGAATTAATTTGGGGAAGTAATAGCGATACTAATACTTTTGATTTAACCAATTTTGATGAAACACCGCATACTTCAGCTTGGTTGACTTATACAACAGAAGCTTATACTATACCTGCTCCTATAATCCCAGAAGTTTTAGACGAACAAATAATACTTTCAAGAAGTCCGTATCATTTTAAACTAACGCCAGGTATTACATTCGACGAAATTACTGCCGAAGTATTTATATATCGAGGTCATAAAGTTGATGACAAACCAGCGACTTCTACTTATAATTTAAGCAAGTCAGTTGTGCAAGTTGGTCAAGGTGCTATTAATTTTGACATTCATAAATTGGTTAATGATTACGTAAAAAGTAATTACAACGGTATAGGAATAGATGGAGCGTTTACCACTTCATTATTGGATAGCGTTTGGGTTTATATCGATGCAAAGATTTATTTATCAGGTGCGGAACAATACCAAGCA